TTCGTGTTTTCGATGTGTTCAGCGTTCGCTGCTTCGATTTGTGCCATTAGGTTGTCGTATTTGCGGTCATACTCTTCAACGTTCTTGATTCTGCCTTTCTGCCAAGAATAATTGAGCCTGTCCAGTTCTGCTTGCAGTTCGGGCAAGTTGTACTTGCTGACCCGTGCGGCTTTTGAGCGAACTTCGATGCTCTTGACCCTCTGTTCTTCGATGAATGTTTCTACATGATCGAGCATCATTTGCTCAAACCTGTTTTCAAACAACACCTTGTTGAAACTGCAAATGCTGTTTGTCTTATTGTTGTTGCAGCGGTAGGCGTGGTATCGGTAAGTCTTGGTGCCGCCCTTTTTCTTAGCGGTCTGCATTTTACCAGACAAGCGGTAGCCGCAATTTGGGCATTTAATTAAGCCCGTGAACAGGTAGGTGTGTTCGTTTCCTGCTGTGCGCGGATTGCGCTTAATAATTGCTTGCAACCTGTCAAACATTTCTCTTGTGATATACGGAGTGCAATAATTTGGGTTTCCTTTATAAGAACCGCATATCATTTCGTTCTTCAAAGTGGTCATTATTGAATTATACTGCAATCCTCGGTTATACTTATTATTGATATATGCGACAGCGGCACGAACTGATTGGTTGACCATGATGTGAGCAATCAAGTCTTCCATGATTTCTTTGTCTCTCTTGACAATGTACTTGTGCCGCTCTCCGTTTTTTGGCTCTTCGACAGCGTAGCAGAACGGCATACTGTTTGACCCGAACAAGGGCAAGCCCGATTTGATTTTATATTCGTTGACAATCTTGATGCGTTCGCCCGTCTGGTCTGCTTCGAGTTCTGCAATCGTCAGCTTCATGTTGACAAAAGCACGTCCGTTTGCTGTTGACAAGTCGTACTTCTCTTCTGTCGCTGTCCAGATTATGGGGTCTATCAGCTTCATGCACTCATGGTATTCTGCCACAGAGCGGAAGAAGCGGTCTAACTTAATGAATAAAATTCTCTTGAATTTGCCTGTTTGAGCGTCATGAATCATCCTTTGGAGTTCGGGACGCTTTTTTATTAGCTTTCTACCCGACACACCCTCGTCTTTGTACCACTCTACGATTTTCATATTATGCTTGTTTGCATACTCTTCCAACTTCTGCACTTGCGCTTCAAGAGATATGCCGTGCATTTTCTGTTCCTGCGTTGATACGCGGATATAGGCGGCAACTTCTTCAATATAGTTTGCCCCTCCAACGTATGTTCCTAATTCTTCCATGCTCCTCGTCTCCTTTGTGGTTCTCTATGATGTTCGACACGTTTCGGTGGATTGCATCACCCCTTTCGTTGTACCATGTCAGAGGAAATTTTTGTGGGTTGTTAATGGGACAATTCATATATTATGATATTTTCTGACATTAGAACATTTGTTTGATGCCCCGATGAAAGGAGAAATGCAGAATGAGCGCAAAACAAGAATTACTATCCTACATATCCACGCTGACACCAGAACAGATAGATAAGGTTGTCAGTCAGATTCCACGATTGATTTCACTACTCGAAGAATCATCTCCGCTTTGTCATCGGGAACAGATTTCGCGAACTGCATAAGTTTACGCTGGTTTTCGGTAAGCCCATCGTCTTCGGTGGGCTTTTCTTTTTTGTCTTCTAATAGATCAGATTTCAGACACCCGAAATAATTCGCCAGCAACTCTACCTTGCCCATTCTCGGCATCTTCTTACCCTTTATCCAGTCGTGCATAGTGGGAGAAGATACGCCAACAACCTCTGCAACTTCTTTCTGCGTCTTCCCTCGTGACTCTATATAATGCTTCAAATTTCGAGCGAAAACCTCATTAGACCACGTTGCCATGCTGTTTACCCCCTTTAGTTTTAGATATATAATACAGGATTTTAGCTTAGAAGTAAATTAAAAAAGTGTTAATTTTAGCTTTTGACTATTTACAACCAGAAATTTTTGTAGTATAGTTTTTTTAGCTTAGAGCTAAACAACAGAAGAAAGGAGAAAAAAGTATGATTAAAATTTCTCTTGCGGCGGCAAGAAAGAACGCAAAGCTGACACAGAAACAAGCAGCGGTTGCGCTTGGTGTTTCCGTGTCAACGGTAAAGAACTGGGAGAAAGCTGCTGGCACAAAGGGCAAGTCTACTCCTAACGTGGTACAGGCTAATGCTATTTGTGCGATGTATGGCGTTCCGTATGACTGCATTGATTTCACGGCATGATATTTTTTTGCACATGGTTTAGCTTTTAGCTAAACAAAGAAAGGAGCGCAGAATGGCAGAGAAAATTCTCGCAATCCTCATTGAACTGTACGCTGACCAACACGGCGTAGAAATTACATACGAATTAGAAGAGGTACGAAAATGAGCAGAACAAGAAATCAGATCAGACGCAACAGAGCCAAGGCAGCGTTGATGACAGTTGCAATGATTGCTATGTGGGCGGCGGTGACTGTATTGACGATTCGCGCACTTGACCATCCAGCAGAGCAGCCTATCAGCGGAAGCGAGTACAGAGCAAAGATTGAAGCATTGGAGCGTGATTAAGTGATTGACAGAAAGATATGCATTGCGGCACTTGCGTGTGCTACCGCTGCTTGCATGATTGCAACGCATTGCACTTATGCAGAGCCACAGGTAGAGCAAGACGAACCGCAAGTAGAACAGACCGTGGAAGTGGAGCAGGAAACGTTATATGACGTACCGCTGGACGCTGATTTGCAGAAGCACATTGTCGAGACTTGTGAAGCACATCACATTGACCCGACAATCGTTCTCGCAATGATTTACCGCGAATCAAGCTATAACGCGGAAGCAATCGGTGACGGTGGCGATTCTTACGGACTGATGCAGATTCAGCCGCGCTGGCACTATGAGCGCATGGAACGCCTTGGGTGTACCGACTTGCTCAATCCTTACCAGAACGTCACGGTAGGCGTTGAAATCTTTGCTGACCAGCTTGCGAGATATGACGGTGACATCGCAAAAGCGTTGGTTGCCTACAACCAAGGGTCTTTCAAAGAAACCGTTACAGACTATGCGTTAGCCGTGTTAGAAGTTGCGGCAGAACTGGCGGTGAAACAATGAGCACACTCGACAATTACTCCCAATGGGAATGGCAGGAACTGCAACGCGAACGATGGCTTGCTCGGTGTCCAAAATGCAGCAAGTGCGGTGAGCCGATACAAGAAGCGGTTGTTCTCGCGGTAGACGGCGATGACTTGTGCGTTGATTGCATCAATGAAAAGTTCGGCATAGACGTGACATTCAGATATTAAGAGGTGAGCAAATGAAAGATTTCTCAAAAGGCGTGAAGTATTACACCAAAGCAACAGTAGAGATTGGGTTTCCCGAAGACGATTTGTGTTGCTACCGCTGCCCTCTAATGGGAACAGAGTACAAACCAGACCGTGAATACTGCAAGAAGACAGGCGAATACCTTGTAGCACCGAAGCATGTCGTGGGCTATGACTGCCCGTTGAAATTTGAAGAGGTGCGAGAATGAACACGGAAGTCATGTTTAGTAGCAAAACAGATCGGTGGTCTACTCCGCAAGGTTTATTTGACGAGTTAGACAAATAATTTCACTTCACGTTAGACCCGTGCGCAGACGAATCCAACTTTAAGTGCAAGAGGTATTTTACCAAAGCGCAAGATGGGTTAAAGCAAGACTGGCAGGGTGAGACGGTATTTTGCAACCCGCCATACGGCAATAAAGAAACGGGCTTGTGGACAAAGAAGTGCTACGAAGAAGCACAGAAGCCCGACACAACGGTTGTGCTATTGATACCAGCAAGAACCGACAGAGTATCTTTTCACGAATACATTTACGGGAAAGCAGAAATTCGCTTCATAAAGGGACGCTTGCGCTTCGGTGACGGCAAAGCGTCTGCTCCGTTCCCGTCAATGGTAGTGGTTTTTAGAAAGCAAAAGGAGAACGAAAATGTTTAGAGATTTGAGAGCAGACGAGATCGAGTGCCGCGTGGCACAGGCAAAGGAAAACGGTGTGTCCTTGCTCCTGTATAAGGATGCCCGTTGCGACCAGAACATTCTTGACGAGACTGTTGGCGCGATGAACTGGCAGAGACACCATGTACGCGACAACGCAAACTGCATCGTGTCTATTTGGGACAATGACCGCAATATGTGGGTGAGCAAGGAAGACACGGGAACGGAGAGCAACACCGAGAAAGAAAAGGGTCTTGCGTCCGACAGCTTCAAGAGAGCGTGTTTCAACTGGGGTATCGGCAGAGAACTCTACACTTCCCCGTTCATCTGGATTAAAGCGCAGGACTGTACGGCGTTGAAGCCGAAGCAGCGCGGCGATGGCTGGCAATGTTTTGACACTTTCGTGGTTGAGAAAATCGAGATCAGAAACAAGCGCATTGTCTACCTCGAAATCAAGAACGTTAAGACTGGTGAGATTTGCTTCAAGTGGGATGCTCAAGAAGTGCGCTGTGAAGAGTGTGACGGCATCATTACGCCCTACAAAGTAAACGGCAAGACGGTAAGCCTGTCACGCCACTTGATTGCTTCCAGAGAGCGTTATGACAAGACTCTTTGCTTGTCCTGCATCGAAAAAAAGAAGCGTGAGAGTGATAGCAAGTGAGACAGATTCAGTTCGACAAGTGCCGCTGGCAGATGGACGATTCGGGTTCTTGGCTTTGCTTACGAACGGAGCGCAACGCTGCTATTAAGGTATGCGCTGACACAGAAGAAGATAAGACATACGAAGCTACCATTAAGCCCTACAAAGAGCGCAGAAGTCTTGACGCTAATGCGTACTGCTGGGTGTTGATTGGCAAGCTGGCTGAATATTACGGTGTATCGCCTGACGATGTATACCGCCAGCAGATTCGTAATATTGGCGGCGTGTATGAGATCATCCCCATTCGTGAAGACGCGATTGAAACATTCTGCCGCTCATGGACAGCAGGACACATCGGGCGCATGACAGACGATTTAGGCGAGTGCCGCAACTTCAAAGGCTACCACAACATTCGCGTCTGGTACGGGTCGAGCGACTACGACACCGCGCAAATGAGCCGCCTAATTGACTTGATTGTGCAAGAGTGTAACGCGGCACGAATCCAAACGCTGACGCCGAATCAGCTTGCTAACTTGAAAAGTATGTGGGGCGAATCCGATGGATAGCATCTTGCAGAAAGAAAAAGTCTGCTACATCACGGGGCAGACAAATAACCTACACAGACACCACATTTTCGCTGGTGGGCGGCGCAAAATCAGCGAAGAAAACGGGTTTGTCGTGTATCTCGCTGGCTGGCTTCACAATCAATCGAACGAGGGTGTTCACGGGAAGAACGGACACGAACTTGATTTGATGCTGAAAAGACATTGCCAGATGGCATATGAAAAAGAACACAGTCGAGAAGAATTTATCCGACTTATTGGAAAGAACTATTTGGACTAAAGAAAGGAAAGAAAATTATGAGTTTGAACAGAATTACCATTATGGGACGCATGACTAAGGACGCAGAACTGCGTAGAACTACCGCTGGCAAAGCTGTGACCAGTTTCACGCTTGCTGTTGACCGCGACTTTGAAAAGGACAAGACAGACTTTATTGATTGCGTAGCATGGGGCAATACAGCAGAGTTCGTTGCCAAGTATTTCGGCAAGGGCAGAATGGCAATCGTCAGCGGCAGATTGCAGATTCGCGACTGGACTGACAGCAACGGCAATAAGCGCAGAAATGCTGAAATCATTGCCGACAGCGTGTACTTCGGTGACAGTAAGACTACCGCGAACAACACAGAGCAGCGGTTCGTGGAAGTTGAAGAAGACGAAAGCGACCTGCCGTTCTAATGAGCAAGTATCATAGCAAGAAAGTCAAAAAGAACGGGCAAACCTTTGATTCGCTGAAAGAATACCGAAGATTCTGTGAACTAACCTTGCTTGAAAAAGCTGGAAAGATTACGGACTTGCAGAGACAAGTCAAGTTTGAACTTATCCCGTCACAGAGGATAGGCGGCAAGGTAGCTGAACGGGCTTGCAATTATGTAGCTGACTTCGTGTATATCGAGAACGGCGAAAAGGTAGTCGAAGACACAAAGGGCTTTAGAACAGCGGACTACATTATCAAAAGAAAATTGATGCTGTACGTCCACGGAATCAAGATCAGAGAGACATGAAAGGAAATACGATATGACACCGAACGAATATCAGCGTGAAGCAATGCGTACCGCCCCTACCCTGCCGCTTCGTTATTTGATGATGAACGGCGTATTGGGCTTGACGGGTGAAGCTGGCGAGTGTGCCGACATGGTAAAGAAACACTTCTTCCAAGGACACGAACTGGATAAAGAACACCTTGCGAAAGAGTTGGGTGACGTAGCTTGGTACTTAGCTGTCACGGCATACGCAATCGACTATGACCTCGAAAGCGTGTTTCGGATGAACGCTGACAAGCTGCGGAAGCGTTATCCCGATGGATTCAGCGCAGAGCGTTCGCAGCACAGAGAGGATGGTGACGTGTGATGAAAACTTGTACCGATTGCCAACACCTCGCGAAGGGCACAGTAGACGCTCCTTGCAGAGAGTGTATCGAAAAAGCTGGCGCAACGGGCGTTCCCTTTTCGCTGTGGGAAAAAAGACACGAAGAACAGAAGAGCAATGTCAATCACCCGACACACTACAACCAAGGCAAGTATGAGTGCATTGACGTTATGGTGGAAACTTTCGGCAAAGAAGCGGCAAAGAACTTTTGCTTGCTGAACGCTTTTAAGTATGTCTGGCGCACAGGCGAAAAGAACGGCATGGAAGACATCAAGAAAGCAAAGTGGTATCTCGAAAAATACATTGAGTTGGAGGGCGAAGATGAATAAGGTAGTCAGCAATGTCAAGGTCTATGGCTTTGACGATAGCATCAAAGCAAGCAAATATCCGATGGCAGTAGACATTGCGAAATGCACTTCCGATGTCACGAATAATGTGCGAAAGCTGGCAACGTGTGCTACTGGTACGGGACACGACAACTTCTTGAACGGAATCATTGTTCAGTTCGATTTGACGTTCACGATTAAGGCATGGGTGGAAGCTGAAAGATACCACTTTCTCGACTTCGTTTCCAGCCAGTCTACGATGCACAGAATCGCAAAGTTTGACCCCGAAGAACAATGCAACGAATACGTCCACGCTGGTACGGTAAGCATCGTGAAAGGGCTTGTGGACTGCTACAACGACAATCCTACGCCCGAGAACTATTTGCGACTGCTCTATAACATTCCCGTTGGCTTTAGACTGACAGCGCGAATGACCACGAACTACCGCCAGTTGAAAACTATCTACCAGCAGCGCAGAACGCATAGACTTCCCGAATGGAGAGCGTTTTGTGCGTGGGTTGAAGAACTGCCGTACAGCTATTTCATCACGGGAAAGGATGATAAGAATGAGCAAAACGACACAGGCACAGAGGGTGCTTGACTACATTGACGAGTTCGGTTCGATTACGCAACTTGAAGCGTTGCGAGACTTAGGCGTTATGCGCTTAGCATCGAGAATTTCCGATTTGAAGAAACAGGGCTATCCGATTGTCAGCAGCGTTGAAGCTGTAAAGAATCGCTTCGGAGAAAACTGCTATGTGAAGCGGTACAGTTTGGCGGTGAATGCTGATGGCTGATGTCAAGTGGATAAAGATTACCACAGATATGTTTGACAACAGAAAAATCCGACACTTGCGGCGACTGCCCGATGGCAACAACATTGTTCTAATTTGGGTGATGCTTTTGACTATGGCAGGACGATGCAATGCTGGTGGCATGATTTTTCTGACAGAGAACATTCCGTACACGCCCAAGATGCTTGCTGATGAACTTGGCTTTGAAGAGAACACGGTCAAACTTGCGCTGGAAGCGTTGGCACAGTTCAACATGATTGTGACAGACCACGGATTCTTTACAATCGCAGGGTGGAACGAATACCAAAATATCGAGGGTATAGAAAAGATTCGTGAGCAGAACAGGTTGCGGCAAAAGAAGTGGTATGACAATCAAAAACAACTTCCCGAACCTAACGTTAGACCTAACGTTAGCCTAACGCAACCTAACGCGACAGATATAGATAAAGAATTAGATATAGATAAAGAAAAAGAAATCTATAAAACTATTGTTTCTTATCTCAACGAAAAAGCTGGAACGAATTATAGGGCTACTACTGCTAAGACGAGATCAGCAATTCATGCAAGACTTGCAGAGGGTTTCACAGTAGAAGACTTCAAGACAGTCATTGATAAGAAATGCGCTGATTGGATTGGCAAGGAATACGAAAAGTACCTACGACCCGAAACGCTGTTCGGCACGAAGTTCGAGGGCTATCTGAACGCGAAACAGACAGAGAGGAATGACAGTAATGGATTCAATGCAGAGGATTCAAACGATTCTGCAAAACGCAGGATTGGAAACTACATTTAGCACAATGACACCGAAAGAAAGAGAGCAGTTCAAGGTAGACGGGTTCAATGAGGGCGAGGGAACAAGAAACCTTGACGATGGTTACGACTGTCGTATCTGCAAGAACAAAGGCATTATTGCAGAACTTCGTGAACTCCCTGCTGGAATCTACTCTCACACCTATGTCGTTTGCAAATGTGAGGAAACAAGACGCTCCATTATGCGGATGAAGCGCAGCGGCTTGAAAGACATCATAAAGGACTATACGTTTGACAAGTTTGAGGTAGAAGAGCCTTGGCAGAAGTCCATTAAAGAAGCTGCCTTGTCATATGCCAAAGAGCCGAAAGGCTGGTTCTTCCTTGGTGGACAGTCTGGAGCGGGGAAAACGCATCTGTGTACGGCAATCTGCCGAGAGTTCCTGCTTGCAGGAAAGAGCGTTGTCTATATGCTGTGGCGTGATGAAATCGTGAAAATCAAGGAGACGGCAACAGAGGGCGGCGAACTTAGCAAGATGCTCGACAGATACAAAAGAGCCGAAGTGCTTTACATTGATGACCTGTTCAAGACGGGCAGAGACAAGGACAACAAAGTACAGAAGCCCACGGTAGCGGACATCAACTATGCGTTCGAGATCATCAATTACCGATACAATAATCCGTCCCTGCTGACAATCGTATCAAGCGAACTGACAGAAGATGAACTGCTCGACATAGACGAAGCGATTGGTGGTCGTATCTTTGAACGAGCAAAGTCTATCAGTATAGCAAAAAACAGGGAGCGGAACTATCGAATTAGAAAGAGGGTGACGGTATGACAGATGAAAAGTTCACATTCATAGACGATGTGCGCTCAAAAAAGAAAATTGCAACAGGAGCATACCACAAAAGAACGCATTGCGGCAAGAGTGGCGCGGTAAAATTCCCGTCAGATTTTATGACTAAAAAGGAGCGAGAAGCAATGAACGGAGAAGTAAAGTCCTACAAGCTGAATGACCCGATGACATGGAAAGAGTTCAAGGCTATGCCCGATGACATCAAGATTACCTATATTAAGGCATTGCGCGAGAAGTACAACGTGTCT